TTGGAAATGAAGAGGCGTTTATTGTCTCAGGACAGCAACGTAAGTATGTCCCTGATGGTCCTTTACTAGATGTGACTTATGATGCAATTGGTGTGTCACAGCGGTCTATGCCAAGTGTGTATTTGGATGACGACTTTAGTGTTGGAACTTTCACGAATGCAGTTGTGCAAGATGGTTCTTTAGTAATAGAAGACCCTGCAACTCTGCTCGTAGGAAGGTATCTGACTCACCCGATTAGTCTAGCTACGTGGCAGAGTAGGAAAGAGTTCCTCTTAGAAAGAGGTTATGGGTTGAAGTACACAGCTATTGACCCAGAGGGCACAACAGTCGAGGTAAAGACAGCGATTTCAAATGAACGTGACCCAGTAACACAGGAGCTGATTGTTCCAACAGTCTTTACGGCACATGACAGTGGAGACCCTGTAGCAGATTTACCAGCAGGGGACTTGACAGGGTACTACTTGTGGGTACAGGTTACACTTACAGCAACAACGCCTGCTGTAGTGCCAGTAGTAATCAGCTTGAAATTAGTGGATGTACTTGACCCGATGAAAGGGCTAGTAATAGATATAGACCCGTATGACCGCTTTAATGATGTTGAGGATACCTTGACAGTTGCATATGATGCGACCAAAGGAAATCTGAGAGGATTAGGTGGTCCTGTTGCAAGCTTCAGTCAGGTGGTTACACCAGATGGTCTGTCACCACGACCTGATGTGGGGCACAACATTGACATTGTTGCAGAGATAGATGTTGCATTGGACTTTTTAGCAATCTGGTATACCAGAATGTATGAGGAAGAAACGATTACAGCAGAGATGTACTTAGTTGTGAACTTTGAAAAGATAAACCCGTCTGCACCGTAGAGCAAGACTGAGAAGGAGGTAGTTGTATGAACTATGAAGGAAGAGTTAAGTTTCATAACAGATTTGACATAGAAGTCATTGATGTTAGAACTGGAGAGGTCAGGCAAAGAGCACAGGCTGAGAATATCATTCTTGACCGTATGTATACAAGGATTACACAGTTTGCTACGTATTTTACGAAGATTCACTTTGGCAATGGTATTGGCACGTTGGACCCAGCAAGGACTACGCTGTTCGCTGAAATTAGGAATGCGGCGAATACACAGACCATTGGCTATAAAGATGCTATAGCAGATACGATTGTGCGGGCATTTCCAACAAGTAGTGTGACTAAGAGGATTGAACTGCTACCAGAAGAATTTGTGGGTGCGAACATTACGGAAGTTGGGATAAGTGAGACCTCTAGTACAAATCCTGCAAGTAGCTATGTTAATACGCATGCAGTACTCACAGATGCCGAAGGGCATGAGATTTCGATACTCAAGTTACAGTATGACTTGGTGATTATTTACGCTACGGTTTATATAGAGCTGGTTGACACAAGCACCCGCTTTACGTGGGCTAGACCACCTGTTGAACGAAATAGTTTAATTGAATACTTAGTAGCTGGGAGTTCATACACAGGTTACATTAGTTTAGGACAAAGCCCTCTTGTACAGCCCTTTGGGTGTTGTTTAGCCACACAGTTCAGAACCACTGCTATTACAGCTGTGTATAATGATGGTGCAAAGACACGTAGCTATACGAAACGTATTGCCACCGCTGAGTGCAATAATCCGTATGGCATACGTGAGGTGGCATTATGGCAGATGGCTCGTGTAGTCTTGCCAGAGACAGCAGTGTTCACAAGTAAGTCTTTTACGGGTGTTGTTATTGGTACAGGAGACGGTGTAAAGACTAAGTTTGCTTTCCCAAATGTTGATGTAAGTGGGTTGACTGTTAAAGTTAATGATGTAGTCACAACAGACCTTACGACTAAGTTTGCTAGAGCTGACTCTGGGTATCTTGGTCTCGGTGAGATTATAGATTTCTCATATGATGGAACCATACTGGGTGCTGATGCAGGACTACTCTTACACGGTATATTGGGTACTAACAAGGCTAGTTCTCTATATGAGGTTAGTATGGGTACGTCAAGTAGTGTTTTTAAGGTTAATGTTGCAGATTTAACAGGATACAAGATAGAAGCAGGATATTCCTCAACTGGTGAACAGCCAACTTTACGTATATCTGGTTCGGCTGACGGAGTTAACTGGACGCAGGTGCATTATAGTGCGGGTATTTCTTCCACGGTTCGCGTATGTACGTTCCTTACGCACTATCCCTATCTAAAGATAGATACTATTAGTGGTAATTACGGTTATACTGGATATATTTTTAGGGTTATACCATCAAGTGCTGTAGAGGTATCCCCTTGTATTACGTTCGATACACCACCTGATAATGGAGTGGCGATTACGGCTGACTACACGGTGGATTATATACCGAAGAACGAGAATTATGTCTTAGATGTTACGTTTACGATATTATTTGGGGAGGGTGTGTAAGATGAAAGTAGGGTCTATTGTTTGTATGTGTGGGAAGTATTTTAGTTTCGAGACTGCTCGGGATACTGTAGCCTGTATTGACTGCAAAAAGGTACATGACGTGACTGGATTCCCTGAAAAAGAGGAAGTACCAGAAGAGCCTATTGAAGAACCAGAGGAAGGTTAGCTAAGGGGGTAGTAGCATGCAGTTTACGTTCTATGAAGTGGAAGCATTAGGCACAGGGAAGTGCCCTGATGTACTGCATTATTGGGACAATGAGGCTCAGCTTCTGTATATTGACCCATTAGATGGTAAGCTCTATGCTAAGACCACTAGCACGCCTAATGGTGACTGGGTTGACCGTACCCTTGGGGATGTAATTCTTGTTGGTCCTGATGATGGTATGACCATGTTTAAGATTGATTCATTGTCGGCATGGGGTGCATTTGGCAGTTATGTCACAGGGAACAAGCAGAAGATGATATTGTATGAGTTCCAGTATAGCCTTGATGAGTTTCTGAGTGAGGGCAAGATAATGCATACAATGGATACGCCAGTCAGCTCGTTTACACTGACACTGGAGAACCCGAAGGATGCTTGGGAGCGATATGACTATGCTGTGGTTGGCGAGCTGGAGACCTTGATGAAGCCCGGGTCAAAAGTTGTGTTCAGATTTCGCTCAGGTGATTCGTTCCCGTATGATATGGGTGTTTTCTATGTAGACAGGTCAAGTTTCAAAGTTGGGGAACTCACAGCCGCAGTTGAGGGAAGGAACAGGATAGGCAAGGTACTGAAAGACCAGACCATGAATATGAAGCTGTCCCTGACCAAGAAGAATATGTTGTTGAACTTAGCGGAGTTGTTTGAGCATGCTGGTTTGGCATCGAATGACTTTTTGATTCAGACATCAGTCAAGGAGAACTCGTTTAGATTCAAGCCAGATACAGATATACTGTCTGCGATACAGGAAGTCATCAAGCTGTCGATTGACTGGCAGATAGGTGAACGTGTAGACGGGAAAATTGTAGTAGGGGCAAGTAACTATGCTGGTTTCGTACAGAACTCAATGTACACGTTCCATCGAGGGCATGATATATTCAGTCGAGAAATCGCAATGGATGACCAGTATGTATGCAGTCAAGTATGTGTCCACGACTCTGATTTTAAGATTTGTGTGTTCAAGGAGGTTGCCGCATATATTGGGTGGGACGTTAAAAGCAAGAAGACTCTGTTCGTCCAGATACCAGAGGGTATGTCTAGTGAGGATGCTACTTTGTATGCTGAGAATCTGGCTGAACGCATGGAAAGCATGGGTAAGATTGAAAAGTTCACTGGCCCGTTCAGACCATACCTGTTAACAGGAGACGGAGCAACAATAGTTGAAGAAGATGGCACTTCGCATGTAAGTCTTGGTCTGATAACGGAGGTGTCACACCGATTTGGGAAGGCAGGAATGTATACTGACTTTACGGTGGACAGTGGTGGCAGACTTGGGAGTGGTAGGTTGACAGACTACATTGGGAAGATTGACATTGGTGGGTCAAGAGCACTCGCTTATTATGATGGAGACCCCCCGCCAGTGGCAAATGCGAACACGTACACAAGGAAAGGTGCGTCCACGTTTGTAGGGACAGCAGATGGGACAACACAGGTTGTTTCAGAGATATTCTGTACGCCAGATAGTTTAGTTATTGTCAATGTGACGAGTGGGGCTTCGTTAGGTGTTTGGTCAGTTGTTGCAGGGCAAGGCTCGTTCACAGTTACAAGTACGCAGATTGAAACTGCTGATGTTGGTTTTGACTACTACATTCTAAGAGCTGTATAGGGGTTGACAGAACAGGTATGACTATGCAAGGGGTGGTTGATATGAAACTGTTAGGTTAGGGGGTTGGCCGATGGCTGTAAAGGACGTATCAGCATTGCTGACAATGGTTGCCGACATTGGGTTGCCACTGGTAATTGCAGGTGGCACACTGTACATCATCTGGAGAGTGAGTAATATCCTGCCTGATTCGATAAAAGGGTACATAGCACATAATCAGGCATTTGAAAAACGACAGCAGGAGTACTACGAAAAAAGGCAAGCACAGTATGATGAACAGATGCAGATTATCATTACAGTAGCACAGCAAGGTGTCGAAGCACAGAAGCGTGGGAATGAGGTGATTGAAAGAAACAACATCATTATGGAAGCAAGGTATAAGAATGATGAGCAAATAGCCACGGCACTGAATATGCTGATAGAGCAGTGCAACAGAACAGAATGCACCGCTAAGGAGAATAGTGATATTATACACAAAGCATATATGGAAGCTATTCGTGTCAGTGAACGCCTGAACATGTTTGGTAAACCGTATGGTTAGGGAGGAGGTTGTAGCATGGAAGTTCATGTAAGGTACATGACAAGGAATGACTGTTATACTGCGAATCGTAAGATTGTTCCAAAAGGTATCATGGTTCATAGCACTGCAACGCCCGGTGTAATGGCGGCTTCTTGGTTCGACCGTTGGAACAAGTCATTTCGCAAAGGTGAGACGAATAGACAGGTCTGCGTACATGCATTTGTAGATGATAGAGAGTTATGGCAGTACTTGCCGTGGAATCACCGAGGTTGGCATTGCGGAGGAGAAGGAAACAACCGATATATTGGTATAGAAATGTGTGAGCCTGCCGGTTTTAGGTATAGTGGCGGGGCAACGATGGTCGGGTATGATGTAGTAAAGATGAAACCTTATTTTGATAAAGTATATGCAAACATAGTTGAAGTCTGTATCATGCTATGTAAGGAGTATGGCTTTGACGAGAAAATGATAATCGACCATTATGAAGCAAGTAGGTTGGGGCTTGGTAGTAACCATGCAGATGTGCACCACTGGTTCTACCGTCATGGCAAAAGTATGGATACACTGAGGGCTGATGTTAAGGCTGGCTTAGCCAAGAAGCCTGAAGTAGTTATGCCAGCACAGCCAGTAGTGCCTGCTGAACGCATTGTATATACAGTCCAGAGAGGTGACACCTTGAGTGCGATTGCTAAAAAGTACAAGGGAGTCACATGGAAGAAGATTGCAGAAGTAAATGGTATCAAGAATGCGAATCTGATATTTGTTGGTCAGAAACTAGTTATACCAACAGAGTAAGAGGGTGAGTTCTATGGAGCAGTTTTCAAAGAAAATCGTATGGCTAGTTATCCTGATGAACGTACCATTTGTAGGTATAGTTTTGTGGTTGTTCTACAAAACGTCACAGGAGCCAACAGCAACAGTTGCCGCATGGTTTGCTTTCACGACAGGTGAGCTTTGGGCACTGGGTAAGATTAAGAGGACTAAGATAAAGCACAAGTCGGTTGTTAGTCTGGGAGATGTCGTAGCGAAAGAGAGGGATGACGTATGAGTCAAGAACTGACTGCAATGTTATTGAACGCACTGATGGACCTACTGATAGTCGTTGGAATCGTCCTCATAACGTTTGTAATAGCCTATGTTAAGAAGATGCTTGGCGTAGAGACCATGAAGAAGTTAAACGCTGAGCTAACGAACAAGCAAGCCATAGTAGACGTTGTCGTACTGTTTGTCCAGCAGGTCTACGAAAAGTATGATGGGGAACAGAAGTACTCGATTGCTCTGGAAACCGCATCGACTTGGATGATGGAAAAAGGAATGACTGTAACTGCTGATGAATTACGTAGTATGATTGAAGCCAGTGTTAAAGCCTTGAAGGTTGAGTTTGGAGAAGCATGGAGTGAGGCTGTAGAGTTTGACTTTGAGGAATGACCTGAGCCATCACAACGCCGAATATAATAGGTAGGTTTCTGCGAAAGCCCTGTTAGTTATGCCTGACAGGGCTTTTTATTTCCATGCTT